TTGTATTCATAATCTTTATAATTTTAATTGGTTCAACTTATAAGGTAGGCTCTGGATAGTCAAAAGTACTACCTTTTATCTATATGCAAAGGTACGAAAATTTTCTGATATATGCAAATTTACTAATGATTATTTTAGTTAAAAATACTAAAACCGTTAAATATATGCGAATATATCCGTAATTTTGCCAAATCAAAACTTCGAAGATTATGATAGATTTTAATGAACTTTTTAAAAGAAATGACGTTGGCAGCATCATAGAAGAGCTGAAACAACGCGTGTTGGATATTCCACTTTGGAGTACCCTGTTATCTGAGTATGAGCCTATGCTCCATGAAATCGTAGAAGACCACGTAGGCAGACAGGACAGAACGCTTGATGACGGAATTGTAGAAAAGGCAGCTAGATTGCCTATCGGATTGGAGAAGCTTCTTACTAGAAGAATCTCTGAGTTCACAATGGCTATACCGGTCAAGCGTGTATATACGTATGATCAGGCTGACGAGGAACTGAAGAAGATTGTGCGTGCAATCGAGAAAATCTACACCTGTGCACACATTGATGCCGTGAATATGCACAGAGCAAAGTGCTATTACGCCTCTTGTCAGATGTTCACACTTTGGTACACGCAGAAGAAGCCTAACAAGCTATACGGGTTCGACAGTCAGTACAAACTGAAATGCAAGACATTCTCTCCAATGGACGGTGTTGACATCTATCCTTACTTTGATGAGTATGACGACTTGCTTGCTCTGTCATTCGAGTATAAGCGTAAGGTTACTGACACAGAGCACACCTTCTTCGAGACCTATACCGCAGACCATCATTACAAGTGGGACCTGTCTTCAGACGACGAAGAGTCCGGATGGAATTTGGTGGATGATAATGAGATTTCTATCGACAAGATTCCAGCCGTGTTCTGGTACCGGCACAAGCCATGCTGGGAAGGATTGAAACCTATACGTGAGAATATCGAGTACACCATTTCCCGAAACAGCGATGTTGTGGCATACAATTCCGCTCCTGTATTGAAGATTGCCGGTGCCATCGTTGGAATGGAGCGAAAAGGAGAGAGCAAAAGGGTGTATAGAGTCAGCGAAGACGGCGATGTTAGCTACGTGTCTTGGCAGCAGGCTATCGAGGCTCTTAAGTATCACGTTGACACTCTCGTAAAGCTTTTCTTCATGCAGTCCCAGATGCCGGACATAAGTTTCGAGAATATGAAGAGCCTTGGCAATATTGGCTACGATTCGAGAAAGACACTCCTCATGGATGCCCATCTTAAGATAGGAGAGGAGACTGGTGCCTGGATTGAAGGCTTCGAGAGAGAGGCCAACGTCATAAAGGCGTTCCTTTCCAAGATGAACACGAAGTGGGCAGCTAGAATGGATGAGATTACTGTAGAGCACGTCATCACTCCATTCATCCAAGAGGATAAGATGACCCAAATTGAAACGTGGATGAAGGGCAACGGAAACAAGCCAATCGTCAGCCAGAAAGAGTCAATCAAACGTGCCGGCATTTCCGACGACCCAGATGCTACTTACCAAGAGATTCTCGAAGAGGATGAAGCAGAGTCCAAGAGGACAGCAGCTACTATGCCTAACTTATTCTCGGAGGAATAGCTATGAGAAAGAAGAAGGAAGATAAAGTGCAGCATTTCTGCCGCGAATGTGCTCATGCTACTGATTTTCATAGTATGAACCTTAAAGGACAGCCTATCCTAGCCAAATGCCATATCAAGAATGGAGCGTTCTTCTCAACTGGGATTGCTGCAAACACTTTAAAATGAAATTGTATGAAAAAGCCAAAACTGCCTAATCAGAAAAAGGCATATAAAGACCTTGGCAAGAGACTGAACGCTTATACACGGAAAATTATTTCCATCTATGAGACTCTTGCCAAGGAGTCCGCTAAAATCGCCACCTCCACCGACTTCGATGGGGATGGCGAGTTCTCTTTTGATGATTACCCTAGAACAGAAAGGAAGGTGAATGCCTTGCTGGATTACTATTCAAACAATATGCAGGCATTGGTCTATAATGGAATATCGGACGAATGGAAGAACAGTAACACGCTGCAGGACCTACTTGCCAAAAGGGTAATCGGTACCTTTACTAGGAAGATAGCGGACGCAAAGCAGAAAGCTTACTTTGAGCACAACAACGCGGCAAAGAAGGCTTTCATGGAGAGAAAGATTAAAGGTCTAGGTCTTTCAGAAAGAATATGGAACCAGAGAGCTGATGTAAAGGATGCTCTGGAGAAAGCTCTATCTGTCGGCATAGAGAAGGGCATGAGTGCTGTTAAGCTCAGCAAGAAGGTCAGCAAGTACCTTAATGATTATCCATCACTTGCCAAAGACTATAAGAAGAAATACGGCAAAGCCATAACCATTCAGAACTGCGAGTACAGAAGCGTGCGCCTGGCACGTAACGAGATAAACATGGCCTACCGTTCTGCCGAGCAGGAAAGATGGGCTAGGATGGACTACATTAAAGGCAAGGAGATAAAGACAACCAACAATCCTAGCCATAAGCACGATATGTGTGATTTGCTTGCAGGTGTCTATCCGAGTTATTTTCCTTGGGTTGGTTGGCACGTGAATTGTATGTGCTATGCCATTCCGGTAATTATGAGTGAAAAGGAGTATTGGAGCGGTAAACAGCCAAGCAATGCTATGCCTAAGAACTTCACAGATTGGGTGAATGATAATAAAGATAAGGTGAAGCAATCATCCTATATCACCCAATACGCTCGCTCTGAAATGTCACAAAGGCAAGTTCGAATAGCTGCACAGAACTCACCAGAGGTTAGGACAAGACTTCGAGAATTCATTAATGAGACAATGCAAACAAAATTTAGAGAGGTAGAGCTACCAGACGGTCAAACGGCTAGAAGACTTTATCTCAATAATAATAATGAGGAATTTGTGGTAGGACGAAATTTCTTTTCTGAAACGATGGCAAAGAATATTAGAAATAGAAGACTTAGCGAAACAATACAAATTGCAGCCGATGTAAACGAATGGTTTCCTACAGCAACATTTGACAGAATTGAGGAAGGTAACCATCATGATTTTCAGTTCAAAGTATTCCATGCTACTTATCAAGGAAAACGAATAGAATGTAAGGCTAAACTTACAAGTGAAAATATCCTTTATACTATGAGATTACTAAACTGAAAAACAAGGGATTGGAAACCCTCCCGAAGTCTGCATCCGAAGACCGACGTGTGAGAGGTCTATCCAATCCCTATTTATCTTTCTCCTTTACCGCTGCAAAGGTAATATTTTATTTTGGAAAATCCAAATCTTTTTCGAATTTTAATTGGTTCAAGCCCTCGCTGGTGCATTTAATGTCTTGTAAGCCTCGAAAGCCAATGTGCTCACGTGCTCACTGATGGTGGTGGAAATTGTCATAATGTCTCCCATAAGGAGCATCGTCTCTCCCTTTCCGACCTCTGTGATGAGACTCAAAAGGCAGTTAATTTCATCCTTAAGCGTCTCGGCTTTCTTCATCAACGGTGTTGGCGGCTCGATCTTGACCTCTTCCTTCTTCTCACCGGACTGAGAAGCAATACACTTCTCAACAGCCTTCGGCACTCTCGGCTTCGGCAAATTGCAGATGATGTTCTTCTCCTTCAATGCGAGAAGCCAGCGTCTGCCTCGCTCCGTCCAAAGAGGTCTTCTTGTGTACTTGCCCTTGATGACGTGGGTAGTCACCTCAGTTAGCTGATAGGTGGAGTAGGGACTTGTCAGCATCCACTCGTAACCCTGGTTGAACGCAAGGCCAACCTCCTTCAGCTCTTCGTACAACTTCTGTGCGCTGCTCATGCCCAACTCCTTCGCCATCTGCGTAGTGGAATAGACGCCCTTTGTCATGTCGCACTTCTGTACTCTCTTGAAGCACTCATCGATTCTCTCCTGGAGATCACCGGTGATTTCCTTCTGTCTTGTTAACCACTCCTGGTCCTTTTTAACTTCGACCAGCATTTCCTTTGCGAACTCTTTCAAGCTCATGTCTGCGTTTGTTGCCATAAGATTTTCGTATTAAGCAACCATCAAGCTCATTTAATAAAGAAGGGCAGCCGCTTGTCACGCCCTCGAAAATCGCCTAAGAGAACCAGCGTCCCGGTTTTATCTCCTCGGCAGGTCGTAACGTTGCAGTTGCCCTGTATGTGTTCGGCTCTTAGTCAATTTTACGACCTTTTATCTATATGCAAAGGTACGAAAAAATCGGCAAATTACCAAATCTTTTAACCTAAATTACGAATTTAATCCACTGTAAATCAATCGGTTACAAGCTATCTATATGTTTCTTGGCTTCAGCTAGTCCAACGCCCTTCTCATCCATATATAACTTAACAGCTTGAATAACTTTCTTCGATTGTACCATCTCTCTCAGCACAGAGTCCAAATCATCCTCTCGTGGCTGCTCGACATTGATTTCTGTTGGCTGAACGTTACCACCGCATCTATCAACCTCATCGATGATTACGTTTACAATATCTGCAATTTCCTGTGCAATTTTAAGTCCATTCCTATAGATATAGCCTTCAGTTCCGTTACTCTTGATAGGCTTTCCTTCTACAGTCATGTTTCTTGCGTTGAAAGTGTTTATGAGTAATGAAGGAGAATTTACATCTCTAAGCAAAATCTTAACTTGAACCAGAGATACCACAGAAGCTTGCTTGCTTCCACCAGATAAGCCTCCGACTATAGCTCCTGCACTTCCAGCAACAGCTCCACCAACGATGGCTCCACCAATAGTGCGAATTGTTGATTTCTGATGAATCGTCTTTCCGTTATCTATCACCTCTACCTTAATAATGTCATTATAAGAAATGGTCTTTTGTGTGATATGATTTGAATAGAAAATCTTCTTTCTATTATTATCGATCATAAAGACAAATTGATTGTTTATACCAATGACTTTCTTTGTAGGTGTAAAGTCTGATACCGAATTGATTATTTCTTCAAGTTCCTTCCCTTGATTTTTTGTTTGGTTGCTCTTCCAACATACTTGAATGATTGCTGCGACAAATATAAGTATGACAATAAAAATAAATGTTCCCATATGATGCGCCCGTCATGCCGGTAGCTAAGCTTTAGTTAATAATCCGTCTATCGAATTAATAACGCATCATATGGTACTTTATTGTGTTGAACCAAAAAAAATCAGATTATTTTTTGAGTGACTTTGTTAACCCTGCATTCAGCTGGCGGTACTCATTGAAGTCTTTGTAATGTTCGACCTTTCCGTAAAGCTTCGGGTGGTCCATCATCTTATCAATCATTTCATTGGAGAACTCGTGATATCCGAACTCATGGTCTCCCTGGACGGAACCCATTCCCTGGCTTCTCGACGGCTTGTAATTATATGTAAAATTGATGCCTCCCTCATAGGAGTATCTAGCAAGGCTATACGACAGGAACTTACCGTCCTTTCTTAAGATGTACCCATACGTCTGTGTCAAGCTAATGACGCGATATCCCAGCTTCTTGATTTCCTCCAGATTGTCTTTCATACGCATCATGCTAATGTCCTCTGAAAAGCGCACATTTCTTACATTGAACTCACTGTGTGAATTGATGTACAAATCGAGCTTGTCGATATCCCAATCGTCTGGGTATATGAATTTCACCAATCTCTGTAGCCCTTTCTTATAGTTGATAAGAACCGCAAGAGTTGACTTTGGCTCATAATTTCTCTTAATCTTAACCTTTACTTCCATAGTTATTTCTTCTTGAATTTATAGTTTGGGCAGCTTCTCTTGTTTCCCATCGCAAGCAGTACCGGGAACAGCAGACCGTGCCTGCAACCATTTCCGTGCTCGTCAGCAGCCTCGCAAGAGAAGCAGCCGTAATACTCGTTAATATTTAATACTGCCATTACTCGTAATCCCTAATGTTCAACAATACCGGGAATCTCGGCACTCCAGCGTCAGAATACCCTTGATGCTGAACAGTCGCCGCCATACCTATCAACTCGTCCTTATCGGCTAAGTATTGAGCTCTGAGTGACCTTGAACCTATCGGGCGGGCACAGAACTCGTACTCTCCACACTTCAGTTTGAATATAGCGGTACCTGCATCATTGCCCTCCGCTTCCAAAACATCGACCACCTTGAACTCTGTCGTGTCGAACGATTTCAGCTTCATAAGGTCATTGCTTCTGCCCTCGGTATATGTTCCATCTGCATTTCTGATAATGGCACCCTCGTAACCGGTGGAAACGAATATCTTGTGCCATCGCTTGATGTCCTTCTCTGAATGGGCAACGAAAGTCTGCGTAAGGTACACCGGTCCATTTGGATCAATGGAAGCAAACTCCTCCTGCAAAACTTTCCATCTGGCAGAAAAGCTTCCCGGAATCTGTGCATCGTAGATAACCATGCGTAGCTTGTCGGTCATAGCAGAACGGCACTTGACGGCAGAACATATCTGCTGGAAGGTCAATTCCTGGTGGTTGTATATCTCCCCATCCAAAGGAAGCATACCGCGGTGTTTCTCTCCCCAAGCCTTAATCTGAGGAACATCATATTCCTTACCACCTCTCGATGTGAGGTGAACCTTGCCGTCCTCTCCTTCATGAAGGATGCTACGACATCCGTCATATTTAGGCTGAACGAAGCAAGGAAACTTCGTCTGTGACGGATAATATCTTGTTGCTAACATTGGTTTCATACGCTACTTAATATCTGAGGTTATTTTAATTCTCAATGGAGTACCATTCACTCTGTGCGTGACGAAAGACTCCAGGTCCGTATAGAAGCTACTGTAGCACTCTACACTAGAGCTTTCTACTTCAATGGTGATAATTTTTTTCATAGCCATTTCCCGTATCTTCTGTGAATCTCATCGTAAATGTAGGCTCCGCTCGTATGCGAAGCACTGAACATTAAGATGATGTCATTATCTACCTTAATCTGACTTGTCCTGACAACCTTATCGTTCTTGACGTGGTCGCAATAGACCGTGTTGCAGGAGTGATATAGGCACATCGTGCGCCCATATCTGTCAGTTCCTATATTCTCTTTGTACATGGCTAGTCCTCCAAATCTACATCAAAAGCAGCCTTAATAACACCCTTGATGTCCTCTGTGAAACCGCAAATTCCGTTATACTCCAGCCAATGATCCAGCAACTCCGTGTTAGTCATTTCGGCTACTTCACTCTCACTATACTCTGCCTCTTCTACGAGGTACTTCATCAAATCATTCTTATCCATATTACTTGATTTTATTGATGTCACAAACTAATACATTACCTACTATTACGTCTCTGATGCCTGCTATGTTCACAAGCATCGTGGCGTTCTCGTTCTGAGGAAGGTCGTAAACCTTGCCTTCCTCATTAACTACCATTACCTGCGACTTGCTGAGTCGGACCAACTCGATGTGGCCACCTACAAATCCCCTCAACTCCTCCAATGAGAAATCCGTTCCGTTGGATGGCTCCACATTCTTCTGGGCGCCATCCGTGAATATTACTGTTGACAACATAGGCTAATCATTCTCTTTGCATTGTTAATAGAAGATGTCTGTGTCTGACCATCGATATAGACGTATCTCTGACCGAACACATCCTCGAAAACCTGAATGATGTGCTTCTTGTATTTGAGAAGCTTTGTTTCAAAAAGACCGTTCATAATCTTTATAATTTTAATTGGTTCAACTTATAAGGTAGGCTCCGAATAGTCAAAAGTACTACCTTCTTTCTATATGCAAAGGTACGAAAATTTTCTGATATATGCAAATTTACCAACGACTATTTTAGTTAAAAATACTAAATTATAATGTACTGATATTCAAGCAGTTAAGGCGCTTACTCTCACGAGCAAACGCCTAGCTAACATAGTAAAAAGAAAATTACAAGAAACCGCCACGTCTGAGCTGTGCATCGGTAGCATTGTTAAGCCACTCCTCGCACTTCTCTATAATGCCCGTACAAGCGTCCGGCGCATCATCGTGAGCGTTATATCCTTCCTTTCTGTAGGATTTCATATCGTGGGCGAACTCCGGCCACAACTGTTCCCAATTAGAAGGGAAAACTAGTTTATTGTTTACCTCGCTGGAGCGAGTGAAGATTCTAATCTGTTTGTTCTTCGATTGCGTGAATGTTACGAACTGGGTGATTCTGTTTCCGTGTTCCCTTGTTATGCGCTCGACATTGCGGGCATAAGAGCGGCCACCGTTGTTACTCTCGACGAAACACACGTCTGTCTGATTGCGCTTAACCATATTGGCTTGCGCTGGTTCCGTGTATTCCATCGGTCGCTTGGTGTATAGAACATCGGTAACATAGTAGCCGTCATCGTGTGCATCGAAACATATAGAGCAAAGAAAGTCGAAACCGGTATCTGCCGAGTCGGTGTAGTTGCCAATCATTCTTGCATACCTTCTGTCCGGCAGCTCATCGTATGTTCTGAAGGCATGGTACATAAGACCTTCCATAGGGGTTGGGTTCTGCATGTACTGTGTCTCGAATACGAACTCGCTGGCATGCTTGATTTTATACAGCTCCTCCAGCGTATGCTTCCACGGCCACAAGGCTCGCTCCTTTCCGTCCTCGTCTGTCTGTATTACCGGGAGGGAAACAACCTTCCACTCATTCGGCTCAATCTCTTGGAGGTAACCGCACAAGTCGTGCTCGTGCAACCTCTGCATGACGATGATAATTGGCGTATGACGTGAGTTTACACGGTTACGGATGGTTGTCTCGAAACGTCTGTTGATAGACTCTCTGACGTTATCGGACAAAGCATCGTCCGGTCGTAAAGGGTCATCGATAACTATAGCTCCCGAAAAGTGACCGGGGTTGAACGTAGCCATAAACTTATCCATGTTCTTTATGTCTTCTTCGGTCCAGTCTGGCTGACCTGCACCAAAACCTGTGATCTGACCCAAGGTAGATGTAGCATACTCACCACCACCTGCCGTTGTGCTCCATTTTGATCTTGTGTTATCGTTCTTTCTGATTTTGACATTCGGGAATAGTGTTTGAAAATATGTGGAAGTTATCGTGTCCTTGACTGCCATTGAATTGTCCTGGACGAGACTTCCGGAATAAGATATATGAAGAAACTTTGAAGCAGGGTTCAGCGCAAGACCATATGCGATAAACATCTGTGAACACAAGAGGGTATTGTGAGTAACAATAAAATCGTTACCTGCTAAATACAAATGGTCTTCTGCATCGACAGTAAAGCACACAGTTCTTCTGTCCTCTACTTTTTCGATAGAGGAGATAAATCTTTTCGTGTGATGTTTCTGCGTTAATGGCCTCCACAAAGTTCTTTTCCTATTTAAGCGGAAAGGGTTCCTATTTGCTCTTAAAAAGATTCCCTTGCTGTTAATTGTACAAAACATGCCAAGACCCCTAATGAGAGATGCGGCATCTTCAAGTAAATCAGACTTTGTGAAACATAAACTGCATTGATGTGTCTTTTTGTTGCATGTTCCGTCAGTGTCCATCATTCCTTGAAGGAGTGCAAACCTGTCTTCAATACTAGCCATTTGATAACACAATGGAATACGTTTATCTCCCAATACACCAAGAGCCCTTAACTGTTCTTGTAGTCCAAGAACAGAGTACTCTACCGCCTTTCCTGCATTCTGCTTTTTTTTCTTCTTTACCTTGTACTGATTCGAGAAAGCGGAGAAAATTTCATTATCCATAGTTGTGATTCCGCCATTATGAGAATAACCATCTCCTAACCAGCATCCAAACAAGTATGGGTCTATTGGCAAATCTCGTACAGAACCTTGTATTGGCTCAGTTGAAGGTATGCTCCAATTCAAATGTCCGTCGGGAGTGACAATAGAAGTCAATATCTCTTTTGTAGATTTTACTCTAAAAGTTTCCTTTTTTCTACTACGGTCATATCTGTTTTGTACGCTCCAAAGATGCTCACTGCAAGTCACTATATGAGTACCATCAGAAAACGTTACCTTGAAAGCATCTGTTTCTCCCTGTGGATAAACAGCCATAACCTCAGTAGGAAATCCATCAGAACCAAAAAGACAGTCACCTACCTTTATTTCATCGGCACGCTTCCACCCTTTTGTTGTGAGCATAGGAGTATTGACATCAATAGCCTTTCCGTAACGAGGGCTGATATTGATAATCAGCTTATTCGTCTTTCCCCTTATCACATCCATGAGCGCATCACATATAATCCTGTGATGTTCGCCTATTACATACTCACGTCGAGCAGTATAGGCGAACATCTTAGTAGTGAATTGCAGCAGGGACGATGCCACTAACTGCTTATGAAGAAAACGTTGTTTCTCAAAGTCCATTTATCTTCTGTAATTCTTTAATATCATCCAAGGACAGTTTAGGGAACTTGAAGTCCTCGCCATCCTTACCAGTTACTTCTTGAATATGCTTATCTGCCAATCCGTTGAGCCTTGCAACAATGCTGGAATCAAACTGATGAAGCATGGCGCCATCAATCTGCTGGGCCATCACGACATTCTCAATCTGTGTTATCACTTGCTCAAAGCCTGGTCTCTTAAGATTACCTCTCTTGAAATCCGCCCATTTCTGAACGATGCCACAGAAAGCACAAAATCCGACAAGAGTATAGGCTCTTCTGAAAACCCTTACCTCTTGTCTCATGGAATTTGTGGATTTGCCGCTGCCGCCTGCAATGGAGTTGCTACCAGTCTTTTGCTGCCAAGGGTCATTTTCAACATCATCACAGTAAGCTACAAACTTATCCCATAATTCCTGAGAAGACTTAATCTTGTATGGTCTTCCAACAGGATTGGGGATTCTATGTACGAAAGACTTTACTTTCGGCTGTGATGATTCATCTGTCATGGCTTCTTAACTTTTACTAGTTTACCGCAAGCGGAACAATTATACTCATAATACTCTGAAGGCTTGACCTGGATATTCTCCTCAACGCCCTTCATTTCCTCCTTGAACTTCTGGTCCTTCTGGGCTTCCGTTACGACCTTCTTAGCCGTATGGTTAGTCTCAGCCTTTGAAGGTGCGGCCGCAGGCTTCTGTTCCTTTGGCTTAGCGTTTAGTCCAAGCATACCGGCAATGCTCTCATCGAAAGCAAACTGAATACTGTTAGGATCACCGAGATAGGAGAGCTCCTTGCGAAGCTTCTTCTCGTTCCAAGTGGCGAACTCGGACGTCTTGTCATCAGCGATTCTATACTGCTTAATCTGCTCATCAGTCAGATAGTCAACACGGATGCATGGAACCTTATCCATTCCCAATGCCTTAGCAGCCTTATACACACCGTTACCGGTTACAATCACGTTGTTCTTATCAACGGAAATAGGCTGAGTGATGCCGAAATCCTTGATAGACTGCATGATTGCCTGTACCGCCGTCTCGTCAGTCTTATGCGAACCGTCATGAGGCACGATACTGTCAATAGGTAACTCAATTACCTTGTCATTAATTTTAATCTCTTCCATACCTGTTAATCCTCAATTTCTATTGTTTCCATATTTCCGCAATATGGGCAAACGACCTTCATATAATGTGAACCGTCCTCGCGCTCTTTGAGAACGAACAAATCCTTGGCAGGGTCCTCCTCCTCATCATCTGAAGAAGCTTCCTCGCTTTCGCCAGCCTCTTCATTGGATGGAGCCTCGAAGTTCTCCTCATCAACCTGAGAATAGTCATCCTGGAAGCCACCATACTCTTCTGCCTGCTGGTTGATGCTGTCGAGGGAGAAGTTGAGCATCTGGTTGATATCCTCAAAGAAGAATGCCTGCATATCGGTAGGAACCTCCATGTTGCGCAATTCCTCCAAAAGCTGGTCTTCATCAAAGGAAGATTTCTCTGCCAGCTTGTTATCGAGGATGCGGTACTTCTTTGCCATTTCGTCGTCCATATCCGAGTAAACGACAGGAACGAACTCCATACCCAACTGGTAAGCGGCCACGTATCTTGTGTGACCGGCAATGATTACACCTGCCTTATCAACGAGGATAGGCTTAACGAATCCAAAACGCTTGATACTCTCCTTCGTAGGCTCAACCGCATTCGTGTTGTCACGAGGGTTGTCATAGTAAGGAAAGATTTCACTGAGCTTAACTGACTTTACTTTCATTTCTTATCCTCCTTCTTCTTGGCTGTCTCTCTTGCTACGCGTCTCTCGTCGACAACCTTTTCGATAGCCGCATTATACTTATAGCTCTTGAAAATCTTGGCGAAACCGGTAACATACTTAAGTTTTACAAGCTCTTTCTGCTCCAGACCTACCTTTTCGCAAATCTCACGCTCAGACACACCATCTCTGAGCATATTGAAGACGATGTTTACCATTCCATCTACAGAGTGACTTCCACGGGCACGATTGTGTCTTACGGTTGATGCCATACGCTGGTCGATGTCCTTGTCTAGAACTACGATAGGCAGCTTTCCGCCACATCGCTCATTGATGTCCGCAAACTTGCGAATAACGAGGTTTCTGTGGAAACCGTCGATGATTACATACTTCTGCAGCTTCTCGTCCCAAATAGTAACGATAGGCATAGTGTAACCGTCTTCCCTCACGGATGTATAGAGAAGACGCATTTCCTTATCTGCCACATGGTTAGGGTTGTAGTTGTTGGCTACAACCATATCCTTGTCAACCCAAAGCACGCAATCTACAGGGTTGACTTTCTCCGGAGATAAGGAACTGATATACTTTCTGAGGTCGTTCAAAAACTGCACCTTATCCTTGGCAGCATCAAACTCCTTCTTGATGTTCTCTTGAAGATTCATATTCCTTATTAGCTTTTTCTATTTTAACATAATTGTCGCTCAAATACTGACGCAAAGAACGCTCTACGCTCTGAATGCGCTTCATTCCGAAATCTTCCGCAATGACACAGACAGCGCTGGTATAACCAATCTGATGTATTACGTAATCAATGCACTCCTGGCAATGACCGGCTTTAGCTACATTTCTCTTCTTGGCGGAACGGTAGCCTTTCTTGATAGTCTCCGCATTCTTCTTGTCTTCACAAAGATTGTCTGCGAGATAATCAACGTATTCATCCCAATCCTTGAAATAAGGTGGCAAGTTGTAGCAGTATGTTGCCACTTCGTTAAAGACGTGTACAGATGTATTGACGTTTGCCACTCTTCGCACCAGCTTGTCGTAGAACCATGGATCCACTTCCTTAATGAAACCTAAGTCGTGGATAGCCTGCTCATGAATGAGGGAACTTACTCGGCACGCTCTCAGCGGCTTCTGCGTGAACTGATAGTTATAGAGCTTACAGTACGGAAGCTTGTTGCTGAAGATGTAATACCATACATCATAAACCTTCCAATCCCAAATAGGGTAGAGTACCAGACTTCTCGGCGTGCCGTCTTTATAATATCCGCCACCACCTCCCCATGTAATACCTGGAAGGCACTCGCCTCTAGTAAGACCCGACAATCGTGCCGGCGACTCCTCGATACGGACACCACCTAAAGTTAGGTAGTCTTTGCCGAAGAGCATTCTGTGTACCTGATCAAGGGTCTTGGAGAAATACTGATTGTGCGGAATCTCCAAATCACCATAAGAATCTGGTTCCTTCTCACGAATCCACTTTTCTCCAGGCCCCCATACATTGAACCATTCTCCCTTTGAGGCATTCCATTCCTGGAAGTATGACTGAATCCAATATGGCTCAACCCACGGCAAGTGCATGATGTATCGTATGTACTCGATAGTCATTGGAGTCTCTGCCTCTTGGTCTAGGAAGAGGACGGGAATCTTTTCAATTCCCATCTCCTTCATAACCTCGTGCGCAAGGTTGAGAACCACGGTAGAGTCCTTTCCTCCCGACATCGTCACGACAATCTTACGCTTACCATAAAACTCCCGAAAGATGTATCTGAATCTTTCAAGAGCTGCTTCATAAACGTTTTTGTCACTGTAAAATATCATTTCTTTCTATTGTTTAATAATACCTTGTCGCTGGAATTACTGAAATGGGTGTCAAGGTAATTCTTAAGCCTACCCATCATTTCATTATTGTTGTGGCCGCGAGCGGCATTGTGCATGATTGTTGCATATCTCAACTTCTCTTCGTCGAAATCAACAAAGCATACAGGAACCATCTCATATCCGATGACGCAGGCGGCGCGGTATCTGTTCTCTCCGTCCACAATCTGCATCGTCGAGCGGTTGACAACGATAGGCTGAGTAAATCCGAAATAGAGCAACGATTTGATGAGAAGGTCGAAGCTGTCTGCATCATGCGTGTTAGGGTTATAGTCATTCGGATAAATGTCATCAACCTTAACGTATTCAATATGCAGCGGCTTCACCTGCTCAACCTCGATATTGTCCTTTGCCAATTTCAAGGCTAGATTTTCCTTAGAGTTTTTTGTATTCATCGAGAAATTCCTTGTTTACGATTTCCTTAACCCAATCCTTGCTTGACTTAGCCAAATAAGGATTCTTGAACTCACTCTCCCAATCTACAGACTCTACATCAAACTGGTTGTCGTAGGTCTTGCTGTTTCGAGGAATGCCACCTACGGCACCAGGGTTGTTGAACGTGCTTCTGTATGCACCGAAATGCTGAACCAGACCGGGAACGATAGCATAAAGGTCGATACCCTTTGCCTGAAGGTATGCCTTAAGGCGCGAATCATCATAACGTGTCTGATCATCCGTCATCTTGTTTGAAGTTTCAACAAAGTCCTTGGCCAGGTCATTTGGATATACGCTAGCCTGCAGCCAGAAGTTAGTCTTTGTAGAAATAACGTGCTTGCCCTTTGCGTAACAATCAGTATAGTCACCATTTGTAGGATTGTAGAAACTGATAACATTGTTTTCGGGAGCAAAAGAGAGAATATGTAAAATCTTGGCAAGAATGTTGCGGTCAAAGGTAATGTCATCGTGGATAATCATGCGATGGGTTCCTTCCGCTACCTCTTGCGTCAACGCTTGGGAATAATTGTCCCAAAGACCCTTACCTCGGTCCATAGAGATACTGACAGGAATACCATAAGGCTTCGTGCTTGTCTCTATCAACTTCTTAAGGTATTTGCCCTCACGTTCTCGCTTCGGAACGTTGAGGATGATAATCTGAGAGAGTTTAATCATATGCTTAATTATTTAGTTACTGTCCATTCTCCACCTCGCTTGGCTACCTTGCTTATGGCTACAGCCAAACGGTTTCTGTTCATATCGCTACCATAGAAAGCCTTACCTGCGGCATAGGCTGCTTGGGCAACAAGTCCTTGACCCATGAAGAAGTCTGTGATAGAGCTGAACGGAACATCCTTACAAATCTTGAACACCGCATCCCATTCATCCATTCCCTGGAGTCCCCAGTCTTCTGCCTGCTTGGTGCCTTGGATAATCCAGCACTTGCAATCTGGCTTATGATAATAGGTGTTCTCGTAGATTTTTACATGAGGGAACAGCGATTCTACCATAGGAACCAACTGTTTCTTATTTCTGTAGAAGCACTCGACGAATAGTCTGTCCGGATTAATTTGCTCGATGCACCTCTTGATGTGGGCAACGAACTCGTCAAAATTATCAACCGGGCATTGCTTCTCCGCCTTGGTATAATACGCTTTGAGGACACCTTTACTTCCTGCTGGGTCGATGAATACGCAATCGGCATTCTTTGAAAACTCCGGAAGTCCCAAAGTAATATCGGCAATGGTAATCTTGCTACCATTGCCTAAACTGTAAATCTCGCCTTCTGTGATGGGGTATTTGTCAATACTGCCATCATAACGCAAACCTTTCTGTGATGTCATACGCAATTTACTATTAAATAATTGTGATACTCTGATACATTTTCTTCACCAAAAAGACTGCACAAGACCTTCTTTGAATAGAAAAAATGTCTGAACTCTACATCGCATTTCTCGTAAGTGACTGGATGATACTTCTCCTTGTAGAACATCAAGAACTTACGAGCCTTACACTGTGATATAGCAAGAACAGCGTACCGGGAAAGATAAGATGGGGAACCGAACAATGCTACGATATTGTTGAAATTCCTGCAATCTAAACTCTTTCCGTCGAAAGGCTCACATACAACCCTATCCTTATAGGCTGGGTATTTGTTAGTGAACTGCTCCAACATTCCTTTACTAGGATCAATTCCTAGATATTCCTGTGGGTCGATTTCTGCAATCTCTGTCAGCAAGCCGGTACCACATCCGATGTCTAGGATTGAACCGCTGAGAGGTGGGAGCATTTGCCCCACCTCACGGTTCTCAACGAGACTCATTTCATCACGAAACAAAGTGTCGTACTTACTTGCTATTTTATCATACTGGGAATAATTCATTTTCTACTGTTGCCTGTTGCCAGGTGATTTTTTTACTTGAAATGGTTAAGAAATTCTTGTGATTGTATATGTTACAATTCGGGAACATCGATTTCAACTGCATTCTGTCATAGGTGAAATGGTGCATTTCCTCGAACTCTGCAGGGGTGTAGTCATCCTTGTAGAACATAAGGCAATAATCCAAACCACTCTCGCCCAGTTTGCGGAGATACTGAGGCATGAAGTAGGAAGCGGTACCGAAGAGAGCAACAACAACGCTGTCTGCCGACATCCATTTCTTTATTGCCTCCTCAAAAGAAATAGTAGAACATCTTCGGAAAAAACCAGAGGTCTTCTCCCTGAACTGCTTGATTGCTTTCTTGCTAGGATCAACTCCATAATACATCTCCGGCTTTATCTTGGTGTAGGCGACGAAGTCTCCGTTTCCGATGCCTGCCTCGAAAAATCTTCTGTCCTTGAACGTGAACATGATAGATTTTGCCATCACGTCCATTTCCTGATTCGAATAGATTCGCGGTACCGGCCACTCCAGGAAGTCGAACTCGTTGAAAACCTTCTGTCTGTTCAAAATCCAAGTAGTCTCGAATGGGTCACCCATCGTCCAATACTTGTAACCATCAATGTAAAGGTAAGGGAAATTATACTTCCCCCATCTTTCATGGACTCCATTGTCTCGCTGTGCGCTGACGAAGTAATAGAACTCGTCGTTTGTCAATGCGCACTTGTCTCTGTGAATGTACTCATGAGGAACGTCTATCATTGAAGTGGCCCATTGCCACTTACAACGCTTGATGAACTCTCTGAGCTTACTGTAATCGTATTCCATCGCTGCAAATTTAATAAAATATTTAATGATTAAATACTTAAAATCTAAAATTAACTATATTTTAACATAAAATTGTGCATATATGCGGCTTGGATAGTCAAAAACACCGCAAAATAGGCTCTTCTCATACGCAAAGGTACGAAAAAATCTCGATATATGCAAATATATCAAACGAAAATTTTAGCCAAAAATACTAAAAATTACGCCGTTCTACTAGCCCTGTTCGGGAGCCTGGATTCTATCTGCCACAGATTATCTTTGATAAGCTTCAGAATGGTATCGTGAAAAGCGGAATTGATGTTTCCGTGGCCCTGGCATTGAACAACGGTAACATCGGCTAAGTTTACCTCGATTGTCTCCATACGCTGCCCGTTTACCTTGGCAGAAAGTATGAGGCAGTTCGGCTTTCTGTTCACATCGTAATAACCGTTCCTAAATACACAGTGCCCCATTTCCTTGCCCTCTTCAAAGAACTCCTGGACGGACTTAAGAACCTGTATGTCTATGGCGCCATCCTTTATGTCAATGTCAAAGAACTGCTTTCTTCTGTCAACATATACATTAGCCATTGCTTCTGCCTTTTTCTTATTCTCCTCTTCGGCTTTAGCAGCTTGCTCCAGATATCTGAGTTGCATTTTCTCTTCCGCAATCAAACGCAGCTTAGTCATTCTGTCCTCCATTTTCTTTTTCTTGTTGTCTGCTGCCTTTAGCCACTTGTCGTGCTCCTCACGAAGATTCTCCGGGCAAACTATAGAAGGGTTACGTACATCTTTCTTAAGATACATAATACTGTCGAGCATATCCCACCACAAGCTATCGTAAATATAAGAAGCCTTTCCGTGTCTGACAACAATCTTGACGGCAGACATTTTTTCTCTGTCGAAGACAGCTTCATGGTACTTACACACCTTCCACATATCAATATCACGTCTCATGAGAGTTTCATTGTATGGGTTAGCATTGACGGAACGGAAGATTTCGTCACACAGAATCTTTTCCCCGAAGTCTCTGAGAGCATATTTATACTTGCCTTGGACTGAAGCGTAATATACTCCATCGAATCCAATATCACGAGGATCACCCAAGAAACTCCATACAGTATGCGTTCTTACTTCCAACTTTCCGAAAGCAGAAAAAGCATCTTCTATATATCCGCTGGTTCGCTGCTTGGCAAGAAAAACATATTCCCCGTCTTTCAACCATTGCTGCATACACTCCTTGAAGTAAATCTTCTCCTTAACCATCTTGTGGAACCGGAACTTCACTCTTACCTGGAAGTACCTGAGAACCTGCCATCCCTTGAATGTGCATACAAGGTAGAAGCATCCTCTAGAAAATCTATCACTGTATTTGTAGGCATCATCTTCAGAGATGCAAGTCTTGATGGCCCACTCACGTTGCTTGTCTGATAACTCCGGAATTCTGTCCGAGAGTTTTACAACTTCACGTTCTGTCTTATTTCTTGGCTTCATAACTCACATATTTAAAAATCAAACAAACTCAACTGACCAATCTCAGCATCTTTCTTTCTCTGAGCCTCGGCTTTCTTCTTCAAGCGCTCCTTTTCAGCGGACTCCTTCTTCTGGAGTTCGATGATTTTGGCTTGCTTGAATTCCTCCTCAGCCTTCTTCTCCAGATTCTCCTTGGTCTGGTCTGAGAGATTTGTAACAATGGTGCAATTCTGATTCTTGGTGAATGAAACTTCTTCTTCATTATAATAGTGAATTGCAATTCCATAAATCTCATCATCGTCAAACCCCTGTCTTCCGGATTTCTTGACCTCTGAAATAATAAAGTCGCAGCAGTCATCGATATTCTTACCAGGCTTGGCGTAATCTTTTGCGAACAATTCATCCTCTGCTGCACGCTTGTCAAGATATGCCTTGATTACCTTCTTGAATGTTTCTGATCCTTTCATAACCTTTCCATTTTTTGAAACCTATAGGCTTGTCTCTAAAACCCTTACGGAATGCTTCTCTCATAGAGATGCAAATGAAATCTACGCTGCATTGTGCCAAGCCCGTACAAAACGCACAATCCTCGCAATCATCCATTGGTTCCGCTACATACACGATGCCGTTAATGACTATCGCCGCTTTCTCCTTGAAGACTGCCATTCCTTTTCGCTAGCAAAGCCTTTGACCTTATTAATCTTCTAGCCAAATCAAAGTCTTTGGACCTTGTGGATTTTTCATTAATAAAAGCTGCTGCTTTTTCTAGAACACTAAGCAGTTCTCTGAACTCAGTCTTCGTTGTCTTCACTTCCATACGCTTTCTGTGCCGTTATAATTCTACAACCGGTGTAATCATCGGCAGAAAGGACAATCTCACCATTCTTAACCTTTTCTCTAATCATGGAGCAAGCATCCGTATTTGATTCTGCCTCTACGGTTATTGTCTTACTCAAAGTTTCTTGAATGCAAACGTCATATTTCATATTATGTTACCTCCCGTGTTTCAATGTTAAACTCGTAGCTTTTACCACTACATTGGCTCTGCCCGATATTGCGCAAATCTTTAAGTTGCTCTTCCGAAGCTCCGTTAGCCTCGGCTGTTGCGTAGCATTTCTGAAGGTTATCGGCTACTCTAAGTAATTTGCCGCTCCCTTTTGTGTGCCAGGCATCATCTTTATAAATTAGATATACTGTCATAATTAAATCTCTTTGAAATGAACACTAGTTCTATCCTTTCTGTCGCCAGCCGTACAAGCTAAGTTCGCACATGTAACTTCTTGGTCGCGGAGCGGAACGTTAGGTACACAAATAGCGCAATTAACGCAATCTCCACTTTTCGCTACTACACAGGTTCTCCCATTTATACTAAGCTTCTGCCCAATAGGATAGTACGCTTGTACACCAAAACTGCTAACTACGATAATATCTTTCCCTTTCATAATCAATCCTCCTTTTCTTTTAAGTAACGAAGGTATAACTGACAGTTGTCGCAATCAGAATTGCATCTGTAACTGTACTCATTGGCGCAAGCCATAAATAATTCACTTCTTTTCATAAGCGTCCCGATAACAAATAAATAAGTCGTAAATCATTTTCTCGCAAGCCTCCATGTCTTCCAGCACATCCCTCATGCGATATGGTGCTCCGTTCTTTCCATGGCCCTCGTTGTCTAACCATAAATATGTTTCACTGTCAGCATCAAATTCTACGTAACGCTGGTGGATGCTGTTGATCAATTCTTCTGCACTTTCAAATGGTCCGGTTGATATCGAGAAGTCTTGACCTGCAGGTGAATGTCTTGAAAAGAGCAATCCTTTTCCATTCGTGTATTCCTCTTCGGTGACAGTCCAGGAATCAGACTCTGCTATTTTTATTAATTCTTCTATTTCCATATTATTTTAAATTTAAAGGTCGGGTGCCGTCTTTCCGAGCTGTCGCAAAATAAAGAATATCAAACATTGTTTGTTATTTAATCCCGACCATTGATTAACGATGATTTTTACTTAATTCTACATGACTCACCTCCAATCTTATTAAGTTTAACTTCCATATCCTGTAAATCTGCCTACAGCAGAACTTACGCTTTCATTTGTTACGGAACCCGGCTTCAAAAAGTACTTGTAATGCGTGCTTCTCTCCAACCTCTCACTCCAGCAGAAACCGAAAGCATCGAACTCCTTGCCGCACCATTCATGACCGTAGTAGTATTCGCTGGCATGCACCTTCTGTTCCTTGCTGAGCTGCAAGAATAGTGCGCGACTCTTGCTAAGTTCCGTTGGGTTCTCCTTGAACTCCTTCTCGATTTGCTTACGCTTCTCGGTATATTCAGCTAATTTCTGCTGATACTCATCCTCGCTGTCGCAAAGATAATAATCTGTGTCAGTCCAACGGCTATCCCAATAGGAATTGGAAGACTGATGTATATGATAAATATTCTTCATTTCTTTTTGTCCTTTCTGTAAAGGAAGAATGCGTCACCCTGCCAACCGAAGTTCTTTGACTCACATCTTGCTAGAATATGTGTGTCGGTCTCGATGAGCACATCTTCATATTTGTCTAACTCGGGTTGCGTATCTGATGTATCTTCGCCGTAATCCCATTGGAGCATAAATTCCAAGATGGCGTTCTGGTCACCGACACTATTCAGTCTGCAAACCTTCTCGTAATCCTCAATTTCCTCAAAACAACTCTGATGCTGTGGGGAAATCTCAACGATAAGAGATAAATAATCGTAATCCTTCATAATTGCATATTTTAGAAAGGTAGGCTGCCGTCTTTCCGGCTGCCAGATAAGAATAAGGTATCTAACTTGTGGGTGTCCTTAATACCCGTTATGTTAAACCTTACTTTTGCCTACCTTTATAATAAGTATATAAATCCATCATGCTATTATAGAACCACTGCCATGCAACAATCTCCTTCTGCTCTTTGGTAATATCCAGGGCATCAGTAATCATCTTTCTGCGCCAGTTTATCAGTCTGTCACATGACTGGATGATTCTTGCAATCATCACATGGGCAACATTCTCCATCATTACCGCCTCTCCATTTACCATCTTCAGGGCGTAATTTTCTGCAGCATCGTGCCAAAGGTCGTAGGCTACAGAATCATTATTGAGCATCAGATAGAGTTCTTCCATATCAGCAGTTCTTTTGTACTGAACCATTTCCTTTACAACCATAGCTATCTCCTTTCAAATGTTAAGTCTATCACGTATGGAAGAGTATGCTGTGGCATTTCTCCTAAATTGATGCAGTTGAATTGGCAGATACGTTTAATGGAAGCTTCTTCCTTTTCAACAACCTTGTAGATCAACTTAGGTTTAATTTGTTCTGTCAGCTCAACATTGAAGTAAGAGCAGTTCTCATCCATTGATATTCTCGTTGCAATAGCAACCAATCCGAAATCCGGGCTGAAGAACAGATACTTGCTGCCCGTAAATATGGCATCTATTCTGTTCTTCGTATTACCTGTAGCTCTTATTATGTTCATATCTATTGTTCCATTAAATGTTTGACAAGTTCTTCTTTTGAAGAGAATATATCTCCAAGCCTTTTACTTACATAGTTTCTGTCTATCTCTAGGATAACATAATTATTATTTAGTGCTGCTTTGAGACATCTTTCTATACGGTCGCGCTCACTGAAAGAATAATAATTTCGATAGCTTGTAGGGCACAAATTTGTACTCACTATATTGTATATTCTTTCGCCTATATCTCTAGAACGATAATCAACATAAAGCTTTTTGACATCTTCATAGTCTGAAAGAGATATAAGGACAATTCTACCCGAAACAATTTTGTTGTCCCTCATAATGAAGACCTGCTGTCCGATAGCATACTTGCTCTGATATGTAGTAGCTAAATCGGAAAAGACTCGTCCACAATCCAGCTGGAAAACTGCATATAAAATGGTTCCATTATTGAAAGCTTCCAGGTAACGCTCTATCTTCTCGTTTTCTGTCGGCTCTCGTTCAGTGACGTTTCCATCGTCATCCGTAACCTCGACATCGTCATCAAAAGTGCCTTCATACTCGTTCCAAATAGAAAATTGCTCTTTTAGAGCATTGTATTTCATTATTTCTGAAATACTGTTGATCTTGATACCTACATATCCGTTTCCAAAATTCTTTGTATTCATATTAACCCTCCAGACTATTAATGTATTCCTTACGTGCCTTTACAAAAAGCTTCTTCTTTCTGTCATCTGAAAGAAACTCCTT